TGGAGATGTTGAGGGGGTATTTCCTGTGCCACCCGTGCTTGGACTATCACGCCTGCCTCCGCCCCCAGAGCCTCCTGACGGCGCTGTTGCGTTACTAGACCCTGCGCCACCTCCACCCCCTGCTGAGGTAATCGTACTAAATACCGAATTACTCCCACTAGCGCCATTTGGACCGTCCGCAGTTGCAGCGGCACCACCAGCACCAACGGTAATCGTATAAGTTGTCCCTGCGGTAACCGAAAAACCAGAAGCCGTTCTGTAGCCGCCTGCGCCACCACCGCCACCCCAAATCGCCCCACCTCCACCGCCAGCAACTACGAGGTAGTCCACACTCGTCACACCCGGAGGAGCGGTCCACGTTCCTGACGTATTAAAGATGGCTGTGCCACCACCTGATGGCATGAGGTATGCAATGCCTACGATACCGGAACCGCCTCCACCTGATGCAGCCGTATAGCTTGTTCCGCCACCACCGCCCCCTGTATTTACCGTTCCCGCAGTACCTGCGGTAGAAGGAGAGGCTCTCCCGCCAGCACCTCCACCACCTGAACCCCCTGCGCTAAGACCTCCAAAAGCCCCGCCTCCACCTCCCCCGGCATAAGTTACCGAAGAGCCAGAAAGGGAAATGGCTGCGCCGTTACCCCCAGCACCCCCAGTTGCCGACGGCGGAGATGCGCCCGAAGAACCCCCATACCCAACTTGTGACGCACCGCCGCCCCCGCCAGCCCTACTATCATTTGCGCCTGCTCCGCCACTATTTCCTTGAGCCGGACTCACTGAAGGAGTATTGCCAGCACCTCCGGAACCCCCAGGTGCCCCAGCACCTCCACCGCCACCGGAACCTCCGGAATTACCATTTACGGCAGAATTTCCACCTCCTCCACCTCCGGCAGAAGTAATTGAGGCAGGTGCTCCAATTGAAGAATTTGAACCAGCGTTTCCAATCGTATTACTGGGGCTGACTGCTGCTCCGCCAGCCCCTACCGTAATCGTATAAGTCGTGCCTGCACTAACTGACAAGCCATTCCCAGTTCTAAGTCCTCCTGCGCCACCACCGCCAGCACCTTCCTGATTAGAGGAAGAGTTTGAAGTGGCTCCCGATCCACCCCCGCCAACCACAAAGTAGCTAATTGAAGAAACACCCGTTGGTGCAGTCCAACTTCCCGTAGCCTTGAACTCTTGGTAAACGTAACTGAATCCTGTGCCAAGCACTTCAAACGTGCCAGACGACAAAAAGGTATGAATGGTATAGCTGCCACTCGTTGATTTGACACCGCCCATAGCGGTAATGCCAGAAGATGTTAAGTAGCGAACGATTACGATGCCGGAGCCGCCGGAGCCGCTAGAACCAGCATCATAAGGACTTCCGTCTCTTGTCGCGCCACCTCCACCACCACCGCCCGTGTTTGCCGTTCCAGAAGTTGCTGGTCCCGGCATACTTTGACCACCTGCACCACCGCCGCCAGAGCCACCAGCACCAGCAGCATACGGCCCTCTAGACCCACCCCCGCCGCCCCCTGCGTAAGTTACAGAGGAACCTGAAATTGAAGATGCCGTCCCTGCGCCGCCTGCTCCCCCTGCTGAAGTTGTTCCAACGGAACCGACACCACCTGCACCACCCCCGCCCCCTCCTGCAAATGCCGGGGAGCCGCCATATGGTTGACCATAAGATCCTGAGCCGCCGTTGTTGCCTTGAGAAGGAGAAACAGACGGGGTGTTACCTGCACCGCCATTTAACGGATCAGAAGAAGCTGCCGCCGTTCTGCCGCCTCCCCCGGAACCGCCAGACAAGCCGGTGGAATTAGAAGAACCACCACCACCACCGCCGCCTGTAGACGTTATGGTAGAGAAAACAGAATCAGATCCGCTGTTGCCTCTGAGCCCAAATCCATCTGCGGCAGCAGGATTTCCTGCGCCTCCAGCGCCTACCGTAATCGTATACGTCGTCCCAGCCGTGACAGAAAAACCTGTACCAGTACGAAAGCCACCAGCGCCGCCACCACCAGCATTGTCTACTCCACCACTTCCGCCGCCAGCAACAACCAAATATTCAACGGTAGCAGGGGGCCAAGCGCCTTGAGCGTTGTAATAGAGCTGTTTGGGTAACGTCCAAATGCCGGAAGCTGAGACTGCACTTACTGTAGGCGCAGTGGCGCTAATGACCCCACCGGGGTAGCCGTGGATTGCCATTGCAGAATCCTTAGTTGATTTCTTCCCAGGAGCAGGTCACCACGAGGTCATTAGCGGCACTAGCCGTAGCCCCGATGGATTTATCCTCAAGAAGATAAAACGCGGTCGTCTTATCCGTCACAATCAAGGTTGCATCAGCAGGTACGGAAATCGTTGAAGCAATCGCGGTTCCTGTACCACCTAGATCATCTTGGCTGAAGATCTTAATCGTAATGTCCGCAGCCGATGTGCCATCGACGTTAGCCACCACAATTGAATTGATCTTGTAGACCTTGCCCGAACTCGCGGCATTATTAACAAGCGCCGTGGCAAACGGGTCTGCCGTCGATGAGATTAAGTTTGTAGAGGTGTTACCGTAAATCGCTGTAACACTGACAATATTTGGATTTGCCATGATTTAATCCTTAGAAGCCGAAGATCATCGCCATTGCGATTGCTTTGCCAGTACCAATACCACCTAAATTAGACAGCGCAGTGGCTGCTGAAGTGGCTCCCGTACCCCCTGAAGCAATTGGTAATGCTGAACCTAGCGTCAAGGAAGTTAAATAAGTAACCGCTGTACCGACATCCGTGCCATTGTTATAGAGCAGTACCTTGGCACCATTAGGAACCGAAATACCCGTCTGCCCTGACACCTTCACGGTAACGGCATAACCACCCGCCGAGTTGTTCATCACGATATAAGGCTTTTGGATCGCTGGAACGATCACTGTCCCTGCGCCGGTTAGCGTTGCCGTGATGTCTAAAACCAAGCAGCGGAAGTCTTGGTCGTCGTTGCTGTCTGTATAGGGAAGCGTGTAGGAGTTCGTTGTAAAGTCGCCGGTTACAAGTGTCGCCATACCGACAATTGCTTGCTCCAACCCACGATACGTGCTCGATGATCCGAGGTTGTTATTTGTGGTGGCGCCCCACGTTCCCGACTGATCCCCGGTCCCGATCAACTCGATCTTGAGTTTTGAGTATGTACTTGCCATGAATTACTCCTACGCAGCTACAGGCAACCAACTGGGAGCCTGTGAGGTATCTATGCCACCCCATGAAGGGGATTGAGAGTCAATGATGTTCACCCAATTAGGTGATTGCGAATCATCAATATCGGTCCAATTCGGGTTGTTTATGGTAGGCTGACTACCAACTAAAGTCAATGTGGCAGTAGTTGGAGTTATGATAACTGTACTTATTATAGATGGGGTTTGACCGGCAACAGCCAAAACACCTGTACTTGGCGTTATAAGTACCCCACTAACAACTACACTTGGCGCTGACCCAACAACAACCGCTCCACCTGAAGGCGTTATTACTTGCCCAGTTACAACCGTAGGAGCTATACCATCTAAAACAAAAACTCCAGAAGCAGGTTGTACTGCACTGGCTAACTTAGGAGCACTACCAGAAACAGCTACGGAGCCTGTGTCCGGTATAGCGACACGCCCATCAAGAACAGTTGGGGTTGCCCCAACCAAAGAAAGTGCTCCGGTTCCCGGCGTAAATATGGCACTTCTTTCAACTCCTGGCGCTGCTCCAGTAAACACCAGATCATTTGCAGCGGGAGTAATTATGAAATTAGTTTTTACATCAGGAGCCGCACCAGTGGATGTTAGTGCTCCCGTAGCAGGCTGTATGAATATCCCCGTTATAATATTGGGAGCTACGCCAGCAACCGTAACACTCCCTACTGCGGGAGTTATAGTTGTACCTAAATTAGGAGCGACCCCTGCAAAATTAATCGCGCCAGTATTTGGGGTTACAAAGAAATCAGTGCGAAGCTGTGGAGCTATTCCAGCAAAAACCGCTGCCCCTACAGCAGGCGTAATAATTTGATTTGTTATCGTTCCTGGGGTGTTCCCCAATAACGTAATAACCCCTGTAGATGGAGTTATTATATTATTTACAACAGTAGTAGGTGCTACTCCGGTAAAAGTTAACGCGCCTGTAGAAGGCGTAATGTTGATAGCGACATACCCGCCCCAAGGACCATACCCCCAACCATTAGCTCCCCAAGACCCATCTACAGGAAGATCAGTAGAGTCCCCCCAAGTACCTGCGCCCCAACCATTAGCGCCCCAACCCGTAGACATGAAAAGTCTTTATGTCAGAGTAAACACGCCCGTTGCAGCCGGAAGCACTGTCAACGTATTTGGAGAAGATACCGTGAACTGTGCAGACGATAGCTGACAAAAACAGACAAGCTTACCGTTAGCTAATGTAGCAGCCGATTGATAAATCACAGCATACTTAATATTAGTTAATGACGCGCCCGAAGCAGTAAATGTTAGCCCAATCGATGAATAGGTAAACTTCATCTGCTTGGCAGACGCGCCAGTAGTCCATTGCCCCGTTACCGGTACAAGTGCTTTACCCCCGGCAACATACCCACCGGTAGCAGCAATCTCGTTAGTTAGAGACCCATACGTGCTCAACGTGAACGTCGAGGTGTTACTGGCGCTTGTAAAAAGTGCCATTCTGAAGTTATTAACACCAAGCTGAATCGTTCCATTGCCGATATAGCGTTTGGCGTCGTTGTAGAGTTGCCATGCGGAAGCGGCCATTTCAATACTCCTTAATATCGGCGTTCGACGCCCCAGTCACTAAAATCTGGTGGAGTAGCCCACCATAAACTTGAAGTTCCATTACATCGCCCATGAACCTAATTAGGTCAATGAACTCTCTAGCTTGCGAGACCATCCAAGGGTGACAGTAAAAGATTTTTCCACCGACCTTTACAGGCACAACAGGAAGACCGTCGTTTTCTACTTGCGAATAAGCGTGGTGCTTACCGTCCTCTAAGCAAGAATCACATCCAAAAATATGAAATCGCTTAAACCCTAACATTCTAAACATAGGTATGGCACGAAGCAATGCTGTTGATCCCCCCGGCACGGCATACCAATTTTTATACTCCCCTGCCAAAATTTCTTGGATTTCTTCCGCACTTGTATGCCAAATGTACGTTTGATCTTTAGGCATCCCCTCAAATACTGTTGGGTGGCACTGGGAAGAAAGAAAATATTTGCAAGTGGGTACAAGATTCGTTAAGAATCGTTTGTTGAACTCACGCCCATCGACCATAAAATACGCAGAAGGTAATAGTCCGTGGTCGATACAATACTGATATGCGTTGTTCAACGTAATAAGTTTTACCCCTTGTTGCCTAAGTTGCTTAATCGTACCTATATGTTCGGCAAGTGAGGGTCCACCTCCAACAATCATAACTTCAACATCATTTGTTGGGTGCGGGGCAATCTGTTGAAACCCAAGTTTAATGTTATGGGCTACATTACTTTTAAGAGTTTCAAGATCAATGTTAAGTGATCCTTCCATCTCCACTTCTTCGGCAGCGACCCACGTTTCCTCATCCTTTGGAGGTATGGGGGCAATCACAACACGCGGTGGTTCAGAAAAGAATCCAACGGGAGTACCCATCATGCAAGCCTTATCAACGCACCGGTGCTGGTGTTAGGTGGAAATTCAACTTGAAACGTCGTTGTAGACGTCTTATCGGACCCAAAATCTAATACACAGATCGCTGGATTCCCCGTTGTAACTCGATAAATTAAAGCTCCACGAGCAGTGAAAGCACCACTCCAAGAAGCGTTAGAAAAGTCAATATAAGCAATGCCTGTGGAACTATCAATAGCAAGTGAAGGAGTGATAGCCTCTCCACCCGCCGTATACCCCGTAGCCACAACCTCGCCAGTCGTACCCGTGTAAGTCGTAGTAGTCTGATCAAGCGTGGCATCGTTGGTGTAAAGGGCTATCTTAAAGGTCTGTGTAGTACCCGAAGAAAAATCAAAATCCCCTTCAAACAATTGCTGCTTGAAGGAGTTGCATGTGTAGTTGCCAGTAAAAGCCATTAGTTCACCGACATCCTGACTTGACCAGACCTGTAGGCATCGCGGCGATCCATACCATCACCAAGACGTTTAGCAAGGATCATGGCTTCTTCATACCGTTTAGCGTAAGCCGCAATCACATCTGCTTCGCCCTTCATAAAAGTGTACCCCTCAACTAAAGAGCCATACAAAAGCGTGGAGTCAAAGTTATCACCAAGCCAAGTTTGCCCTGAAGCGGCTGCCGTTATAGATTCTGGGTAGTAGAAGTAGTGAAGTTCAACAGTGTAATTAGCGGCAGGAGTCGGCCCAAGAACGAGCGTAGTCTCATCGAAAAGAGCGTAATACTTAGGTATTCCAGTCGTTGCTGGGTTTGGATAGGCAGCGCGAATGTAGCTAACATCTTTGTTCAGCAAGTACTCGTACTCACTTGTCGTTGGGTTTGTAACCGCTAACTCGTATACAGCCAAAAAATCAGAAGGTGTGGCTAGATACTTGTTGTTGGTAGTCATTGACCCCGTTTGATTCTTCCTAAACTGCGGAAACTGTACTGAGTTATAGATGCGCTGCTCAGCCTGCTTAATGAACGTATCGATCTGCTGTTTAGCAGTAAGCGTTGCTGTACCCGACCCAGACGAATCAGCGCCAGTAAACGACGGAAAGTCGTTCTCCAGATAACCTTGAATCGTTTTGAAAAGGGTCGAGTAGTTCATTAGCCCATCTTCTTAGAAGCACCTGTACCCTTCGTGGCGCAGCCGGTTCCTCGGACTTTTACCGTTTGGGTATTTGGCACGTTGTTGGGGTAGCCGTTGTGCGTGTCTTTAACAGGCACAGGCGTTGGCATTTTGCTGTGCATCATTTGGCTCCCATCTTGTATTTGAACGAAGGTGATTTCTGGTTGGCAATCTTCGCCATGTTCCGGCCCAGCGTCTTCATTTCGGCGTTAGTCTTACCGCCTTTGCGAAGTTTGGTCAGGGGCTGGCCTTTGTGTTTGGCTTTCTCATGCTTATGCACGGCACCAGCAATCATTTTCTTGTCTTGAGCTAAGTCTTTCTTGTCCATCATAGGCTCCTATGTGACGTTCACAGTAACAGTGCCTAGCGTGATGCCCAGCACAAGATTGTTTGGCGTTAGCCCTGTATCGTAGGATCTTGCTCCACCCACAGGTGCCCATCCCCATTGGATAATTCTACTACCCCCAGAGGGATCTCCGCTACCTAGTTGCGTTGAGGTTGTATTAATCTGCAACCCGTTCAAACCTGCAACGCGGTATGTCGTATCGGGACGCGGATTACGCAAAGCCTGTGGGTCATCCACAGGATACATACCAAGCTGCAACTGCGGTTGATCGGGTTCCCAACACGTAGGACAGACTAAGATGTTAACGTTCTTAGTCTTAATAACAATCTCACGAAGCTCTTTCAGTTTGTACCGAAAGCCGCACCTATCGCACTGCGATATCGCCCACTTACCTGATGCAAACCGATTAGGCATATCAGTAGAACAACTGCCGTGGTGCGAGTCGCAACGGTGCTTTCTCGCGGTCTTCGTCTAGCGCAAGTCTTAACTGCTCGTCGTACATGTCTTTCAGCATGGGGACACGCTGCGCGGCCTCGGGAATCTTCAACGATAAGTAGTACGCTAACCCAGCAGCCAAGCAGTTAATAAACCTAAATGGCACATCCTGAATATTAGCCCCACCCCCAGCGTCCTGCATACGCCGCAATCGCCAGTATACGAAGGTGTAATAGTTATCTTGATCTGGCGCAGGCCAGACGTTGATCGTAGGGTACGCAATCCCAGTAGGTGTTAGTACCCCTGACTGCCTGTTAATCCAAACCTGAATGGGTCTGCCCTGAGCGTTTTTATTCGGTATTGTGGCGTAGGTATCTACCGAGATACGGCTGATGTTGATGTCCGTCTGTGGTATCCCAGTCTGCGTCCGCACTACCTGTTCAATAAGATCTACCGTATCAACAGGCAGGTTGTAAACAATCGTACCCGTGGTCATAGCAATTTGACCTTGCTCAATCGTCCACAGGTTAATCCCTCGGTTAGCCCACTCAGTGAACATCAAGTTCATAGAACGACGAGCTGTACGGTGTTCGTACCCAGTACGCACCTCAACCCCACACCGCTCAAATGCCTCTTCAATAATCTCGTTTAG